CGCTGCGCCGCGCTGGCGGTGCTGTAGGGGATCTGGACCGATCCGTCCGCCGTCATCGCTTCCAGGCTGATGATGATATCGGCGCGGATTTTCTCCAGGCTCCAGTTCTGGAGCGCATCGCGGGCGGCATCGCGTAGGGCAATGACCGACTTCTGCTCGTCCCAGTCGGAAACGGCGACGGCGTGGCGGATAGCGGACACCACCAGGTTCAAGGATCGCGCGTTGAGGATTTCTTCGTTGCCCTCAAGCACCGCGTTGCCGGTGACGCCGGCGCCTACCAGGCGGCGAACGGTCGGGAACACCACGGTGTCGCCAGCTTTCCGCGTCAAGTCTTCCCTGACTTGGATCATGGACCCCATGGCCGTGCCCATGTAGCGAGCGAACTGGTTTTTCCTTACATATTCCGTGAAATAATCGGAGTCCCAGATAAGCGGGGTCAGCCCCGGACGTGCCGGGGTTAGATTCATGTCTGCCATTGGTTGGCGGTCCTGCGGACTGAGGGGGGGTACGCGGCGGGTGTCCCCGGCGGCGGGACCTGATCAGCCCGACGTACGCCCGATTAACCTCGGCGGCAGGTTCACACGGTTATCGCCTGGTGAGCGGCGCGGCCCCGGCGGCAGGCCCGTTATCAGCCCGAACGGACGCCCGTTTGACCCCGGCGGCGGGTTCGTCAGAGGGAGACGATTTAACGCCCGATGATGGAATCCCCGGCGGCGGGACGGTCTGCCTCTGGACGAGACGCGCGATATCATTAGCGTCGGTCAGGGCCAGACGCAACATTCTTTCGCGCTGGACGGGTGTTTCCGGCCATTTCTGGCCGCTGCGGGCGGCGTAGAGGATAGCGGTGGCGATGGTCAGCGTGTCCGCGTTCACCGCCGCTTAGGCCGCGCAAAAATATCCTCCAACGCTGGCGGCCCGCTAAAGGCCCCGGAGCTGCGCGGTGCGGCTGAACGGGTGGTTGCCAGCGATGGCGGCAGCCCGGCAGCGGGCGAGACGGGCGGGGCGCCGTTGCCCTGCTCTTGCTCCCACTTGGCGCGCTCCTCGGCGATCAGCCGCGCCTTGTATGCCGCCGGATCGTCGCCCAGCTCGCGCGTCAGCCGCAGCTTCTCGACCTCCTTCATCAGCCATCCATACGGGTGCCGCTGCGCGTGCAGCTTGGAATACAGCTCGGGCTGCTGTGCGGCGGCGGCCTGGAACTCCTGCACCGCCGCCTCAAACGCTTCGGGCGGGTGCTTTTCCCTCTCCAGCATTTCGCTCAGGTTCAGCCGGTCGTTGAGCAGCACGGATTGCAGCCGGTTGTGATAGCCGACCGGATCGCGGACGGGATCGAGCGGTTCGGGCGGCGGTTGATACTGGGGCGCCTGCTGGGGCGGTGCGGCGGACTGCTTCTTGAACGCCTCGACCTGCTCGCGGAGTATCCGCGCCTCGGTCTGTGCCTCGACGGTCTTGGTTTTCCAGTCGGTGCGCGCCTTGTGGAAGGTGCTGGCCGGGATCATGCCGCCGTCGTGGCCGATGTCCTCGTCCGGGTCGGGTGCGGGCGGTGCGGGCTCGGCCTTGGCCGGTTCTGTCCGGTTCTGTCCGGTTGTGTCGGGCGCCTCGGGCTTTGCCGTGTCAGGCTTGGCGGCGGGCGCCGGTGCGGGCGCTGTGTCCGTCGGTGCCGCGGGCTGCTTGCCGGTGTCGAGGAAAGCGTCCAGTTCGCTCATTGGGTGTTGCTCCTATTCATACCAGCCCCCCGCCCTCGCGGCCGTGGTAGTTGGCCTGGTCAGCGTTGATCGCCTGTTGCAGTTGCTGGGCCGGGGTCAGTTGCTGCGGCTGCGCCTGGCCGCCGTAGAGCTGCGCGAGCGCCTTCATGAGGTCGTCGTTGCTCATGGCCCCGGCGGGCATTGCCAGCGTCGGGCCGCCCGTGCCGGATTGCATTGGCGGCGCTCCCCAGACGTTCGGGTCTGGCCGTATGCCCATCTGTGCCGGCTGCACGTTCATCGGCGCTCCCCATGCGTCGGTCGGCGTGGCCGTGGTCAGCGCATTCGGCAGCGCGGGCGACAGCATCGAGGACGGCGATTGCGTGCCCCCCCACGGTATGTCGGTCATCAACTGGTTACGAACGATGTAGCCGCTCATGACGCGTTGCTCCTATGTGTCCCCCCGGCCCCGGAACGTGTCCAGCCGGGCCGGGAGGCGGCAGCGGTGTGCCGGTGGCGGTCAAGGATCGCCGATAAGACCGCGCCGCCAGCCGGGCCTCTGCCGTTCATGGCCCAGGTGCCGCCGGGCCTTGCGGCTGCTGCGCCTGTAAGCCCTGGAGCATCACGTTGGACACGCGCTCGACCGCCGAGTGCCGCAGATCGTTGGCGCGCGCCTCGTCCGCCGCCGCTTTCGCATGCCGGCCCCGGATGTCGGCCACGTCCATTGCCGCCTGCACCTCGGGCGGCACCACGGTGCCAGGTGCGCTCGGGGCATCCGGCGGCGCGTTCATTTCGTTGAACCCTTGGTGCATCTCCGCGATGTGGTGAATGGACGCGTGCTGGCGCTCGGCTGCCAGCGCCATGTCGGCGGCGGCCTTGCCGCGTTTCACGTCCAGATCGGCCTTCTGCTGCGCCATGATCACCGGCTTCATGGCCTCCTGTTGCTGCTGCTGCTCGGCCGCATGCTGCTTCATGCGCTCCAGCAGCTTGTCCTTGTCGTGCAACGAACTGGCGGCGATGAGCACGTCGGCCGGGATCAGCCCCGGTTGCGTGCTGGCCAGTTGCAACAGCACCTGGAACTGCTCGTTCTGCAACGAAGGCACGTCCAAACCCGCCCCGATGGTCACGTCGATATCCATTTCGCGTATGTCGTTCTCGACATCCACCACCATCTGGAGCCGCGGGTCGCCGGGCATGATCTGCAACTGCTGCATCGCCTGGGCACGCTGCTGGTCCGGCATTTCGGCCAGCTTGTCTTGCAACGTGACCGGCTGGTTGATGCCGACATACTTCGTGGTCCCCAGGTCGTCAGTGACCCTGACCCATTTGCCCGTCGTCCAGTATTGCCGCGCCGCCTGCCAGGCGATCTCATAGACGTTCTGCATCCATGTCCGCAGCCCGTCGGCGATCGGCTCATGGGCTGCCGCCCCGCCTGCCTGCTGGGCGAGGATGGCACGCCCGGATAGCTCGCGGTCATCGGTGCCGCTCATGGACGCATTCGGCCCGGTTGCCTGCATTTCCGACGTCGCGTGTTGCAACAGGTGCATTTGCCCGGTGGCCATCTCGCCGCCGTGCTGGATCTCAAAGCGCATGCCGGGCATGACCTCGATGGCGCCGTCGGGTTTCGCCACCTCGCGCCGCGCCTTGTCGATGTCCTGCACCGCGCCCTTCTCGGTGACGATCTGGGCCACGGACAACAGGTGCAGTGCCTTGCTGCGCCGTTTGTTAATCTCGTCCTGCAACGAGATCATATCCCGCACCATGCCGTAGCGGTTGTTCTCGCGGTCAACGTGCGCGGATTGCATGACCAGCCCGCAGGCGGACTCGCCCTTATGATCGAGGAACGGGGACTTGGTTGGCTCTGCCAGGAAGCCGCTGCGCGAGAACGTCGCGTTCCACCAGATTTCTTTCTCCTCCCAGTGGCATTGGACGACGCGAACGCGGGAGCGTGTGCTGTCGGTCCACATCACGTGGTCGGGACGGTCGGAGAACGTGCCGTCACGGCTGGCGAAGCTGTCGGTGATGACGTCCTCGGCATCCGGCCACATCTCGTAGGCCTGGTCTTTGTCCAGCCAGATCACCAGCCCCTTGTAGCGGGCATCGCTGAAGTCCGGCAGCCTGCTGTGCGGATCCCACCACAGCCGATCCCATGGCACGGCGGTGATCGTGATCTCGGCGCCGCCCTTGCCGTCGTCCTCCAGCCCGATCTCGCCGCCGCCGGCTCCCTCGACCAGCATGTTCTCGTAGACGGCGCTCCGCACCTGATCGAGCTTGTTCTGTTCGGCGATGTATCGCAGCACCTGGGTGGCGGCATACGCCTTGCCCTCGTCGGACGGGTTGCGGGCGTATGCCTTGGGGTCCGTGCGCGACTTGCGCTCGATGCCGCACATGAGATCCACTTTCCGCGAACAGTAGTTGATGGTGATCGGCGGCTGGTGGCGATCGGCCAGGGCCTTTAGCTCGGCCTGGGTCCATTGAATGCCGGTGACGTAATCGCGATCCCTGTTGCTCCTGTCCCGTGCGTCGGTGCCGGTGTTCTCCGACTCTTCGAACCAGCGGACGAGGCGGGCGTGTGCGTCGTCGAGATCGCGCGGGTAGCCGTCCGTTGCGGGTCCGCCCTTGGGTACACTGGCCTCGGCCGCATTCGGGTCCGTTGGCGGATCGGCGTAGAGGCTGCGCGGGGCGGTCATGGGTTGTCATCCTCGGTTACCGGCACCACCGGGCGGCTGAAGCGGCGCGCTGCGTCCATTGCGTCGGCGAGGAAGTCGCGGAACCACTCGCGCTCGATGGTCATGCCATGGCGGGCTGCGGCCTCGATGCCCGCGTCGGTCCACTTGTCCACGTCATCGCCGACATGCTGCTGGAACTCGGCGCCGGTCATGCCCTCGTATATTACGGCGTACTTGCCCTTATCGCTCATGCCACCTTCCATCCTTCCACCGGCTCGGCGTTGGCGCGCTCGAACGCCGCGTCCCAGGAATCGCGCGGCTTGGGCTTCACTGCGTCCTTGATCCAGGGCCGCGACATCATGCCGTAGCGGGCGCAATCGCAACAATGATCCTCGGCATCGGTATCGATATCCTCGGGCCGCGCATCGTCGTGCTGCATGGCGGGCAGGGTGCGGATGAGATCCCGCGCGGTGGAGAAGAACAGTGCCATGGGCCGCCCGTCATCGTCACCCACGAGGCGGGAACGGAGCTGATCCCACCCGCCCATAGCGCCGCGGGATGGCACGCGTTTGTTGTCCGCCGGCCGGAACATGACGCCCTGGCCCATCATGCGTTGCGCTATGGACGGGCCTCCGTCTTCCGCGAAGATGGCGGGGTCAGCCACGCCGAGCATCGGCTCGGGATCGTCAGCTTCTCGGGCGCGGATGCCTTGCGCCACGGCTTCCGCCGTCAGCTTCAGCCCGACGTTCGGCTCGCCTGGCCGCATGCCGTACCACTCGCGATAGCGCACCAGGCAGCCGCGGGCGATGTCGGGCTCGCTCCCGTCGCTCACCGCCCACCACCCGACGCTGAACGGGCGGGCCGATCCCCAGTCGAAGCTGCGGAACCGTGCCCAGTGCTCGGGAATGGGGCGGGGCGCGATGACGTGGCGGTCCAGGCTGAACTCGGGGAAGAACGCACCGCTGACGACCGACCAATCGCCCTCCAGCCAGGCGCGGACGAGTTCCGGCGATCCGCTGGCCTTGAGCCGCTGCACGTAGTCGGGGCCGAGGTAGGCGTTGTCGGAGACACGGCTGGGGATATAGATGCGCGTTAGCCCGGTGGCCTCGCTGATGATGCGCTTCCAGCCGAGCGGCGCCGGGTCGATGTATCGCGCCCGCACCCATTGATGGCCTGGCCCGCCAGGGTTGCCCGTCAATCGCAGCCCGACCGGAATGCCCGCACCGGATCGCAGCGTTGCCATCAGCTTGAGGATCGGCGAGGGCGATGGAAAGTTGCCCGCTTCCTCGACATACACGCGGGTGAAA